CCATTTAACAAATCAAGAGCAATCGCCGGCTGTCCTGGCGCTGCCTGATCGTGCATCTGAAGCACAACACGGTGATCTGTTTCAAGAAATACCGTCATTATGGGAGCTGCCCTATAGCGGCCCACATGATAAGCTGATTATCTGCTGTCCAGTTGCGGAGCGTTATATTTGATGTTGATGTAACTGCTGTTAGGTTTTTATCTAAATTGCTGTTTGCGCTCGTGCCGGTTATTAGGCCAATCGGAACACCAGAAAAGCTTGAAATAAAGTTTTGAATAAAGCTTTGGCCAGCGTTAACAGTGTCGGACCCCCATGTAATACCAACGTCATTACCGTTTGTCTTTATACGAAGCAATGCAGGATTTCCTGAGGTGTAGGTGTTCACCTCGCCAGCGCCCATCGATGCCCTTGCGGTTGACCCTGTTTCAGCAACCCATGTTGACCCATTACCAACAAGGAAGCGGCTGTTTGTTGCGGCGATTGCAGCAATTGCGGTAAGTCTTGCGCTGTAGGCTTGCACATCAGAGCCGGGGTCAAGATTAAGAGAGGCCTGTGCAGCGGCTGCGTTTGCAGATCCGGCAAGTGTTCGACCAAAAGAAGTGAAGTCAGCGACATTCATTGCGCCCGCGCCAGTAAAATACGGCATCTTATCAGCGGCAGCGCCGGTTAACGCCTCTAAAGCTGTGAGGTTATTGTTAACAAGTGGAGAGACAATCTGAAAAACATCATTTGTTGCATCGTAAACAGCCTCAACCCGCAAGCCTAGTGGAATATCCCCAGCAATAAGGGGTGTATTGAAGCGCTTTCGCAAATCCTTAACACCAAGACCGTCAATATTTATTGTTGATGCGCCAGTATTTGTTGCCGCAGCGAAAAAAGCAACCTTAACGCCGGCTGCATAAGCGGACAATTCAAGCCCGCTTGCGGATGTGTAGACATAAGCGTCCGCAGCACCGGCTGAAATTCCGCTATCATCTAGGCGGGCGGTAAATTCATCAATACGCGGCACCGCTGCGAGGTTAGTTGTTTGTTGCGCCGTCAGCGATGGAACAGCAATCGCCGCCGCCGGAGATAGCGCCGTTAGGGCATAGTATCCGTCGTCAGTGCCAAGATATTGCGATCCAACTATTGCGTTTTCATCCGCAGCCGCCGCAGCGGCATTCGCATAGGATCCTGGCAAAACACGCGATCGAATGTTTTCATTAGAAAGGCCAGCGGAAATATCATGCAATTCAGCGCTATCATCAGACGCCGCAGCATTTGTTTCCGACGTGCCGGCAGACGTTGCGCTACCGGCAGCAGACGTTGCATCAGCATCCGCCGCTAAGGCCGAGGCCGCTGCGTTGCTTTCGGAAGATGCTGCATTAGCCTCTGAAGTTGCTGCATTAGTTTCTGACGTTGAAGCGCCAGCCGCCGCAGCCGATGCCGTGATTGCATCCGCCGTAACCGCCGACGCCGCAGCCGTGGCAGTGTTCGCCGCTGTTTCCGCATCATCCTTATAACCCTCCGCTAGGGCCGCAGCTTCCGCTGCTGCAACCGCAGCCGCAGAGGCATCAGTGCCAACAAATTGCAAAATATCATCGTCACCAGGTGAATAGTTATCAAAGGCCGGGAACAAATCAGCGCTATCGTCAGACTTTTTGACCTCAACCTTGTACGATTGATTACTGTCAAACCAGACAACAATACGCCCAAAAGCGTCAGCAATTGCCGGATTTGGAAAGGGTGTGGATAAAGCCGCATCAGAATAAACGGCAAGCGGCGTCGTTGTTCCGGCGATGTAAGTATATAACTTAGCACCAGCTTCTAGGACGCCGTTTTCGTCTCTCATTCGGAATAATGCAGGTACAGCGGCCATTACAGGGTTTCTCCAAATATATTATTTTGATTGTTCATCTTGCCCATCCTCAGCGATAATTCCAGCTTGCAACAAGAATACATTTAATTGTTTTCCAATACGCCGCCGCGCAGCTTCTGTTTTAGGCTTTTCAAGAAGTTTTGCGGCAAATTGCGGATTTTGCGCAGCTTCAATTAGAACGTCCTGAGTTCTCGATGCCGGCACTTTCTCAAGAATACCGCGCAAAAACCGTGAGCCAGCACTCGCTGCAACTAGAGAGGAGCCAGCGGCTCCGCCCTCCGCAGCCCTTGCGCCAACACGGGCACCAGCAATACGAATAACAAGGTCCGTTATGGCATCAGGACTTTCGACCAACTCCTCCTTAAGGAAGCGGGTCGCAACATTCTTTTCAATCTGTGCCGCTCTTGAAACCAAGCTCTTTAGCCTTACCAATTCCTCGTTCTTCATGAGCTGATTTGATGAAATCATACCATAAGCACTTGGTCCGCCGCGCGAGACAGGCTTCGATAGAGCGTCGTCAAGCTTTTGAAAATCAAGACCCTTTGCGGATGTTGCCCTTGATACGGCATCATCAATAATACTCGTACGCAACCCGGCAACCGCAGACGGGCCGCTCTTTCGAGCCAACCTCGATAGCTGTCCAATCTCGCGTGCCGGCTCTCTACCCGAGATAGCCTTACTGACAACCGCAGTTGCATCCTCAACATCTAAAACCTTTGAAAACGTTGCTTTTTGGCGAACAATCTTTGACGCGCTCGCGTTTAAGTTTTCAACTTGCTTTAAAACCTTCGCTGCCGAGTTTGCGTCTTGAAGGTCCGCAGCAACGCCAGGAAAGCGCTTTAACGTCTCAGCATTCCGTGTCATGAATGTTTGTAATTTTGTGGTGTTTACCACGCCATCAGTCATCGTTTCTTCTGCCGCAGACCGTAAAAACGCCTCTTGCTCACTTCGAACCGCATCTCGGAATAGGAAGTTACCACCTTGCGCGTCAGCAAAATCGCCAGCCTCCTCTAGTTGACGGAAGCGGACAGAGCTACCACCGCCGCCCCCAGCAAAGGCGCGGTCAAGGACAACCTCAGGCAACATCCTGGATGCACCCGCTGGATCAGACCTAAGGGCATCACCTGCGAAACTTTGTGTGAATTTCTCATTCAGTGTACGTGAGAAAGCCCGAGCCTCATCAAAGGCAGGGTTTCCAACATCATCCATTTGTTTGCGGACAGCTTCAGCCAAATCAGAGGCAATTGCAGCCTTACCGTAATCACGCTCAGAACGAAGTTTCCGCGCATTATCTAGTAATCGGCTACGAAGGGTAATCAACTCTCCACTATTTGAGCCCGCCTCCATGATGCGGTTTAACGTCCTATCAAACGGTAGGATTTCCTCATCAAGCAGACGTGTCCGCGCCTCTTTGACGGCAGCGGTTAGTGGGCCATCCGGATTGATTTGGACCGGTATATCCTTTGGAACCTCATTCCATAACGCCCTTTCAGCTCCGCGCGCCTCATCAAGCGCGTTTCGCAATACCTTTTCGACCCTCGCGCTCGATGCCGCTTTACCAGGGCCAGAAACGCGCGCCGCCGTTTCCATCGCCTGATTTTGGGCGGACCTTATTCGACCATCTAAGAGGTTATCAAAATTCTGTTGGCGTAGCTTTGATGCAATTCGGACCGCCTCAGGATCACCAGACGCTGCCATATCATCGATCGATGTTCGGATGCGCTCAAAAGCATCATCCGTAGAAGCTTGATTGGTGCGTTGGAATTTAGCGTTATCCCGCGCAACACTTGCCTCAAGGCGTAACATTGCCTCAGACCCAGTCTTCGCGCCAGATGACAGGCTATTTGGAACCACGTCCGTTTTTCGCAGTGCAGCGGCTAAAACCTTTGGATCTTCACCGGCTTCAATCGCCATGTTTTGAAGGACTTTAGAAGCCGCAGCCTCGCGCCCCCCTCTGGTGAATGTCGAGGCAGCGCGACCAATTGCACCGGCAGCCTTTGGGCCAGCCTTAGCCATCGCGGCGGCTGGATTAACGAAACCACCCGCAACCTCACCAACAAATTTCGCCGTGTCGCTGCCGGGAAAAAGTAGCTCGGCGGCGGCGGCGCCCTGCGCGGAGCCTGCCAGTGTACCAACCTCAGTTGCAGCAAAGGCGGATGGGTTTTTCACAAATTGCTGGCCGATCGGCCCAAGAAAACCAAGAGCACCCTTTCCGGACGCACCTGCTTTGACCGCAGCGGTGCCGGGAGCTAAGAATGTTGCACCAGCGCCAATAACCTTACCGGCAGCGCCGGCAGCCCGCTCGGATGGTGTCCGCTCTGCGTCTAGCTTCGGCGTAACGTCAATGCCAACATCCTCAAACCCTTCCTTGACCTCTTTTTTCGTCGGGAATAATCCGGCCTCCGGATCGGTGCGGACATTCGTTAATCCGGCGCGATTTGTAGCCTTATACAAAGCATTTCCAGGCGCATTAAGGATTTCCCCAACACCACCCACGGTTTCCGCAATGATCTTATTGGCGTCAGTAAGCCCCTCACGAATTGGCTGGCCAGTGTTTTGAAGCGAGGACAGTGAGGGAGTAGCATCTAGGCCGCGACGGGATAATTCAGCTTTAAATGGATTGCCGCCACTATTCGGGGCAGATTGGGGCGCGGACAATTGCTGGGGCGGCGGGCCTTCAAGCCCCGCTTGCGCCCCTTGTCGCTTAGCCAATTCTGCCTCAAACGGATTAGTCATTAAAAGTGTCCCATGCCGCCGATAGCGCTTGCAACTGCGCATCATCTAATCCGGAAGCGTTAGCCGCTAAACCCTCGAGTTCTTGCCGGCTAAACTCGCCAACGGGCCGCCCATCTATTTTAGTCACGGCAAGCTGCCGCGCCGTCAAAATAGCGCCAATCTTATTCGACGCATTTGAAAGGTGATTGATGCCTTGTTGTACATCTGAGCGATCGGCTTTCGTCAAATCCTGCGTTCGACTAGCCTCTAGTTGCTGGTCAACATCTTGATCTATAAGGCTTTTTAGTTGCGTTAAATCAGCGACCGAGGCTTGCTCTGACGAGAAAACGCCAAGCGATGCCGGAAGCAATTTTTCGGCCAGCCCTAAATCAAAGTTTGAAATTCGGCTGCCATTTACCGCAAAAGCACGCCGCAAATCATTATTGATATTTTCCACAATAAGGCGAGATTGACGCTGCTCTGAGCCAGCCTCGCCAATAAGAGGAGCAAGTATCGGTATTCGCTGTGCAACTCTCAAGATGGTATCGGCTGGGCCTGTCGCCTGTTCAATCGGGTCAAAATCGGGAACGCGCGCCGTATTGCCAGGCCGGCGAACGGGCGGCGCTGTTGCGTTGTTCGGATCACCAGTGTTGACCGTTACAAGCGGGGCGGGTGCTTTTAAGGCGTTAATCCGGCTTGTGTCCGCGTTTTGAGCGTTAACAGCATTATCAAACTGGTCGTTATGATCCGTAAGCGAGCGCGCAATGCCGGTAAATCCGCCCTCAACCCCGATATTTTCATACAACATCGGAACATCTTCATCACCTATAAGACCTTGGGAAAGGTAATGGGGGATGTTTTGATCAAGATAAGCCTTTTGCTGGGCCGGATCGGTCACAAGGCTATCCAAAACGGATGCTTGATTTACGATGAATTGAAATTCTGCGTCCTGTTCTTGTTTTTGCAAGGCAGTCGCTTGGGTTTGGCGTTGGTGAAGGTTGGCCGCAATATCATCCCGGCCATGCTTGGTTGCAAAGGCCTGGGCACCAGAAAGGTCGCCAGTCTCCATAAGCTCGTTAAACTGGCCCCTGCGGCGCGTTCGGCCCACCGCACCACCGGTAAGCACGGCGTCGGCCGCGTTTCCGGCAAAGCCAATAAGATCACTTAATCCGACCATTTTAGAAGCCACCTCGCGCCATTGAGCCGCCGATTGCCTGACCAATACCCGCCACCTGCTGAAGCCCCCCGAGGAAGCCCTGCCGGGTGTTTGCGATATTGTTCTGAGCGCCAACGGCAACGTTGCCCTGATTTAGATACGTGTTCGCCTGATTTGTCGCGGCCCCTATGCCAACATTCGCAACACTGCCGGTATTGTTCAGGAAGGAATTGAGCGCATTTTGATAGTTGCGCTCTCTTGCGTCAGCGACGGCGTTTTGACGTGACTGGCTGTAAACCAAACCCTGACTTGCAAGAGCGCTATCAATTTCGTCCTTTTCGTTATTAAAGGCGGTTCGCCCGCCCGTGTAGAAAAGGCTGTTATTAAACTGGCCGCGCGCCACATTTTGCGCGTGCTGTCCAGAAAGCCCGGAAATAGCCGACAATTGATTAACCGCCGGAACACCCTGCTTTGCAAAGGGTTGTTGCGTTGCGATAGCCTGATTGGCAAAGGTGTTAAACTTCTGCTCGCCCTCGGCTATATCGTTCCGTTTTTTCTTGCCGCCTGTCATAATATTAACTCCGTTGGGTCGTCTTCCGAGGGTTTAAAACCTATTACTTTCAAAAACTTAATCTGCTTTTCTGTGCGATCCTCGGCGCGTATCCGAAGCTCTGGCCAAAAATCACGACTAAACTCTACGGCCTTTCTTGCACCCTTTATTACCTCAAACCGCGCCTTTTGCACATTCGGGGTTGAAAACATCCATGCAGAGGCCCACTCATCGCCGCTTTGCCCGTCAGCGCCAAAAAGACAGACCGGCTCGCCATCAACAATGACAGCCCACGACATAACGCTCTGAGAGGCGCACTCATAACAGAGCTCGCCAGCATTATCGCGACCAAACTCAATCACGCCAATCTCATCGTCAGCCAGATTATCAGCGACAAAATTCGTTGTTACGGGTGTTGCTAGTTCAATCATGCATTCATCGCCTGTCTTAATTCCTCAACCACCGCCCCCAAGTCATCTAGGAAGCCTTTAATCTCAGTATTGCTAAACGTTGCATTCACTGTATGAGCCGTTTCTGGTGCTGTTATCGTCGCGTCCTTCGTAACCTTACCAGAAACAGTGACAAAGAGCGCGGATATCGCGCCATCACCAGTGATTGTTACGTCAGCAAATTCCGGCGAGCCCGTTACCTGGATATCCTGAGCCAATGTCACGGCATTAACAGAGCCCTCGCCAGCGCCGCCAGCAACATTTAGACCCTTTGTTGGGTCTCCGGTTACGCTTTGGACGTAATTCCCGCTTGTTCCAACGCCGAGCTTGACAATGCCGCCGTCGCTAATCGCCTGCGTTATATCCTCGCCGCCCGTCTCGCCGTACAAAGAAACGCCAACCGGCTCAAACCATGTTCGTCGCCAAGCCTCAGAGCAAGTAACAGGGTGCATTTCACCATCGATCAGAACCTCCCCGATTGGTGTCTTTGGGGCAGGAACCGTTGCGCTTAATGAGTAGTCTCTAGCCATTAGTGTTGCGCCTCGTTAAAGCTTGCGCCGTATACAGACCAACCAACGGGGTCAGAATATGCCAACTCCAAAAGAACAGTAGGAGGCTTTGCTTGACCCATGTCACCAAATACGGGCCGCCATCTAAACTCACCATGCTTTCCGATGTCGCGAGTGTGCTCGCCAACAAAAGTTTGGCCGTCATAACCGATTTTCAGTATGCACTTAGGGTCAACGCCTTGGCCTGAAACCGCATTCAATCCGACGCCAGACTGACCCTCAACGACAACATTTCGCATATCCGTTACCTTTGAAACAGGAACATGCGCGGTTGCGATACGCCTAACCTGACTATCGCCCTCCGTATGGATCATATTATCGAGGCGGTAGATTAAGCCGTTGCTTCTCTTTTGCGCAAACGTAGAGCCAAAGGCCTCAACAAAATAATCAAAACCCCAATGAGGATCGTCTACGGCAATATCTTTTCGGCGGTGCCAGCGTTGCGTTAGAGTATCAAAGAAGAAATCGCCAACGGTCGGAATGTGTACCTTAACAAACTTGTGCCCATTCCAGTTGTGCGGCGACATTCTGATTTTTGACTTATTGTCTTCACTCAGCGCCTGGATTGAACGCTCCATCCAGTGAGCGGAGATGCGGACCTCTGCGCCACCACCCCAACGATACACGGTATTATCTTGCCCAACCCAGTAACCAACGCCGCCCGTGGAGCATTTTGCATCCGACGAGATAATGCCGACATCCAAAATATAGCCTTGTCGACGGATTAACGGAGTGGTCGCGCTTGACGTGCCAATCCATAGCTCGGTTTTTCGTTTACCAAGCAGCAACAAAGACCCAGCAACAACCATTGCGGCAAGCAATTGGTCCGGGTCACTTTCCGCAGTGATAAAACCTTCGATGTTATCGCAATCACCAACCGCAGAATAAAATAGACGGCCTGAATTGTCCTCCACATAGAGATGGCGGCTGTTTAAAACCGCCACGTCTATAATGTCACCAGAAGCGCCCGCACCCGTTAATTGAGCCGTTATATCGGTCACGGCACCAGTTGTTACTTGATAGGCGTTACCGCCTGAATTTAAAACCGCCTCGGCCTGGCTTAACGCCGATCGAATAGGTTTTCCGTCATCAACAATAGAACCGGTGAGACCTGCGCTCGTTCCGCTCGCATCAACACGCCTAACTGTTGTACTGAACGCTTGAATTATCGATCCAGATGCAATCGCATCAGATTGAAAACAACCGCGACCGGTTGATTGTGCATTATCTGAAAATGAAACAAGACCAGGCGTCGGGATGAGGCGATGACCCCATTCTGAACGGTCGGTTGTCTCCTCGGCAAACCAGTTTTCAAGCTTAATCGGCGCTAAACCGTAGCTTTCGTTCTCGTAAGCCTCTGCGCCAAATTGAATTGAAGGCATTAAAAATCTTGCACCTCTGTAGGTCGATCAGAAATATCACGCTTTGAAACAACGGCAGCCATTCGACGGCGCGCACGCATCATTCCAGATTGATAGTACCGGATGCGCTCAGGAACGGCTAATTGCGGCGCAAGATCACCTGCAACATAATGCGAAAGGGCGCTTGCAACAGAAGTTGGGCACTCATCAATACCCCACCATGCTATATTTGCAGAGGCTAATTCGGCATGCGCATTCGCAACGCCATCCTTTGCCGTTGCAATCCTAGCGGAGCTTGGAGATTGGCCTTCAGGTACAAGACCTAAATATTCCAATACCATCAGTGCAATGTCCGTCTGCGTCTTAACTGCCATTTAAAAAATTCCTTTGAAATAACAGGGAGGCCGCAGCCTCCCCATTACCAGGCTGGCTTAGATAGTAGAAATTAGAGCATGGTATCCAGTAGCGACACCATGATCTTTAGTTGTGTCAGTGTCGTTTGCACCAGTACCGAAAATCATTTTTTCGATAGCGTCGATTGTCTCAATCGCAACACCTTTCTTGTCTTTATAGTCAAAAGACTCTGTGACAGAGCGCCAGCGCTTCGCAAGAGCAAAGCCAATGGCCTGCGCGCCACATAGATAGACAGGAGCAAGCGGAATACTGGCAGCGCCAGCAGTTGCCCATGCAACCGTTGAGAGGTTATCAACCTCGTGGATGATCATACCATCCCACTCAAGATCACCACCTTTGAATAGCTTGTTGTTTTGCTGCTTCAAGGCAACGCCAACTTGTGCGTCAGTGATTTTCTTGTCGTTCTTAATGTCGGCCATCGTCTTAGGGCAAACAAAAACAACGAAGTAGCGCTGGTTCATTCCCTCAACACGGATAGGGCGAACCTTTGGATTTGCCGCCAATGCTTTACGGCGTAGACGTGACAGGAATGCAGCCGCATCGCCTTCAGTATCCCAACCAGCATTTGCAACAGTTAGATCAGTCAATGTTGCAGACAAATCATTTGTCGCACCACCGGCAGGAGCATCTGTCGCAAGAGCAACAGGGGCAGCCGCCGCAGTACCACCGAACATTACGCGATCGGCATTAGCATCAAGCCATGCATCTTGCTGTGTTGCGGTAGCAGATCCATAAGCAACGCCGTTAATGTCAGAAAGAGCTGTTAGAATACGGTTTTGCGCACCGATTTCCATTGCCCAGTCTTTTAGCGTTTCTTTTGCCGCTTTTCGCAGATCAATGGCGGAAATTTGTTCCTCCATCTCTGCAACGCGGACGGCGTTACGAAGCTTATCAACAGTAACCGCGAATGAGCGGCTAGTCATATCTTCTTCGTTACCCTCAAGGGTGCTAGAGCCAGTTACACCGGCGCCAGATAGTTTATTGACAAGCGCAAACGTGATTGTTTGGTAGCGCTTGACGGTGTCTTCCTTAATCTGAATAATGGAATTAGACGATGTGCCCATGTAAGGCTTAAAAGGATTTTCCTGGATGTATTCTTTAAAGAATTTTGCGTCCCACTTCTGGACCTTTAAGCCATCAGCAGCAGTTGAGTTAGTCATGTTAACTTCCTTCTAGCGGTAAATCCGCATAAAGATTAATGTTAACCAGTTAAGTCAACAATTCATCAAGAGTTGAGTGTATTGGGCCAGCTTTGTTGCCGCCCCCCTTTGATGCTTTGTTAAAATTACCTGGCATGTTCGGTACAGGTGTTGTAGGGGTTGCCTCGTCTTTATCGTTGTCTTCAGCGGTGTTGATCTTTCCGCTTTCAGTCAACTCTTTAACGATTTTCTCCCTGAGGGCCTTTTCATAACCTTCCATACCGCCTGCCGCCTTGATAGACGTTCGGATGCGGTTATCTTCCGACCATGATACAATCTCGCCAACAGGGTCCGATGAATTATCAAGGGCCTGTTTTAGTAATGGGTTTGCCTCAGCCGCAGCATTGAATTCAGCGATTGCATTCCCAACAACTTCCTCACCGTAAGTTTTCTGCGCGTAGTTTGCAGAGATACTAAAGCGAGTATTGAAGCTAGATGCTTCCATAGCTGCCGTTTGTGCAGCTTGAAAACCCTGCTCGTCATCGAGAACCGAGGGGATATTCTCGGGTGCCTGCTTGTAGAAACCGTTAAAATCCGGAGCTGCTGCTTGTTTTGCTTTTGCCTCGTCCAACTCTTTAGTCTTGGCGGCAAGTTCAGCCTTCAGCTTGTTCTGATTTTCTAAAAACGCAGCCAACGGAACGCTTTGCGGCTCCGGTGTTACATTTTCCTCATCAGCATCGTCCTCATCGTCCGATGTTTCATTAGTTTCTTCGCCTTCTTCGCTGGTCGCTTCTGCTTCCGCTTCGTCCGTTTCCGGATTGTCGGTCGCTTCTACTTCCGGCGTTGTTGGCGCTTCGTCTGTTGCTTCGTCTTCTCCATCAATAAGATCGTCTAGGTCATTAGTCACAAAATAGTCCTCTGCCCGTTCATAAAAAGTCGGCACCACTTAAACGCCCATTCAATCCGTCGGCGACACGCAAACGCCCGTTAACCCCGGCGACGGGTATTCTTTATTCAGCGCTCCCATTGGGTGCGCGATCACGCCCGGCTACGCCCTCTGCGTAGTCAAGCGCTGTTTCGACCTTGATTTGCTCGGTTTCGGCAATTGTTTTTCCGGTATCGGCTGATACTTGATCAATTTCAGCCTCCGTTTTAATGGCGGCAATCTCTGAGCGGCGGGTATCGGCTGTTTTCTTGGCAATATCGACTTGATCTTTAGCCATTTGCGCTTGTTGTTCTGCCGTTGGCTCTGATTTTGACTGGGCGATGATTTCGAGAAGGCGTTTTTTGTTGCGCAAGTTCGGCGCGGCTTCCAGATAGACTGGATCTGGAAAGGTGACGCCGGCCGCGGCCAGATCAATGAGTTGTGAGAATTGCTCGGATTGCAGCGTAATCATATCCGGCGCTGTCTCGATGATGATATCAACATCCATTTCAGCGACGGGCTGGGCCAGAGGCTTGACGTTATCTGGCATTTTATCGGCGAATTCACCAGGGACATTCAGGCCGGCAAAGCGGACGTTATTTTCATCATCCGTTACTCGGATCCATTTAACGCCTGTCCAGAATTGGCGAATACCTTCCCACATGCGCCGATAGGCGCGGCGGTCGACATAGCGCAAGCCATCCATAAGCGCGCCGAGTTCGACAAGGTTTGCTTGTTGTTTTGCCTGGATTGCAACGCCGGAGCGTTCCGGACCATCTTGCCCACGCATGGAAGATGAGGCTCCAATGCGGCGGATACTTTCTTTTGCGTCCTGCAGGAGGGCAAAGTGACCTTGCACCTCGGCGTCGGTGCCGATGATACCTACATCCTTGCCCCATTCAGCATGCTCTGCAATCTCAATCGAGCCGTCAGGCTTGGCGAGTTCAGATTTTAGCCTTTTCTCAGAGGCGATGGCACCTTTTTTGTGGAATGAGCGTTCAGTCGAGAGGTGATGGATCAACTTGGACCCGCGCTTATTAACCTCGCGCTGGCGATCGATCATCTCCTCAACAAGGCCAAAGCGGCAATTATCCGGATCAACATAAGCCGAGCTCCAGATATACGGGTTTATTGGAATTCCTTCCTCGTCACGGACCGGACTTGGGCCGTGATTTAAAAGCCCCCCTTCCCCTCCCGTAAATTCTGCAAAATGCCAGTTACCCTTCTCAAGATAATAGACAACGCAGATGGCGACGCGTTTTTCTGTACTATCATACCACCTATGATTTCGTGGCTTATCCTCATGAACATCATCTGAGGCTAGATATTGGAGGCCTTTCGTCGCTTCCAGCTTATCGCGGGCATCCTCGCCATATTCATAAACAGCTTCATCAAGATCCATCCACCGGATGAGCCCTTGGTAGCGCGCATCGGAAAAATCAGGCTCGCAAGAGTGGATATCCCACCACATACGATCCCATTTATTTTGCTGAAGGCCGAGCTCTATCTCGCCGTTGCGTTTTTGGTACGGGGCGAGCTCAAGACCGCCAAAGCCGACGGTAAGCATATCAAACCACATACCCGAGCGCTTTTGGTCATATTCCTCACGCTGGGCGAGGTAGCGCATTGCGTCCGTAGCTGCGAAGGCATCATTTTCGTGTAATGGGGTTCTAGGATATGCCTTCGGATCCGAGCGTTGTTGCTTTTCCATCCCAACAAGGAAGTCGATGACGGGTTTAATCTCGTTATAGACATTGGCCGGCTGTTTACGGGATTTTAAAATAGCTTCTTCAGCGCTATCCCATTGCTTATTGTGGTAAAACCAGCGGGCTCGGAGCCATTTTTCGCGCCAATCGACGGATCCTTGGTGAAATGTCTCATACCATTGGACAAATCTCTGATTTCCTGGGGCATCAGGAACGGCCTCTTTTGATTTTACGCCGTCATCCATGAACCCTCATCCTCATCATCAAAAGCATCATCATATCGATCGCGCTTCGGCTTTTCTGGCTCCGGATCATATGCTCTAATCGAGCAATTCACCGCAAATTCACCCAGCGCATCAGCCCCATGGCTATTATCATCATGCAACGGCCCTTGAAATGTCTGCATACTCTCAGACCACTTGCGCCGGTAGTTACGGAGCCGCTTTAAACCCTGGTGCGTCGTCTCCCGGTTAAAACGCAACACAGGAAACAACGCTCGCACCGCATTTATCCGTTCTTCGGGCCTTTGCGCAACCCCAACAAAAATAGGCTTCACACCAATCTCCCGCAACGTCTGCTGCCGAGATTTCGCACCCGCACCCCACTCCCTAACCTTAACATCATGCGGAAAGTGATGCTTCGAAAAGCGGTACCTTGCCTTACGCTCTAAGGCCGCCAGGCCTTCGCGGCGTTTTTTCCGATTAGCCAAACTCTCAGGCATCGCATCAAAAACAATCTGCTCAGCCCCATCACCAGAAACCTCATAATAATCAATAACCCGTACCTGACGACCATTCTCCTGCAAAAACCAAATCGCCGTATGGTCATCAACCCCAATGTCCCAAGCCGTAATCACAGGCAAAGCCGGATCATAAGGAAAATCACCTATCCGACCATCACGCTCCGCCTTAACCAACAATCTCGCAAAATAAGACCCCTCAGTAATAACCTCATAACCACCATTCCAAATATGCTCAGCCTTCTCAGGATCACGGTCAAAATCATGACGCATCTCCTCAAGCAACACATTCGGCAAATATGGATTATCCTGCCAATTCGCCTCAACAACAACCGCACTCTCAGGCGGCTTCCTACCACGGAAAAATACATCCACAGCATCCGTGTCCAACCGCGGGTTCCAAGCAAACCATAACTGCGAACCCTCCTTACGAATGGTCGGACGCAACAAATCCATCGATCGCTGCGATAAACTCTGAGCCTCCTCAACATAAGCCAAATCAAAGCCCTCAAGAGATTTTATACTATCCGCAGTATGGTTCTGCATCCCCTGAAATATTATCAAACCATCACCCGGGGTCCGAATTTGGGACTCCTGAACCTCAAAAGCAGGACCTAAACCGAATTTCTCTATTTTATCTTCTATAAGACGTTTGACTGATTGGCCGAGGGTACGCTGTACCTCGCGAATACATGCGGCCCTGTACCCCTGATTTTTTATGGATGTTAATACCAGCTGTTCTGCGAAGAAGTGAGACTTGCCCGAGCCACGCCCCCCATGCGCTGCCTTATAGCGAGCTGGCGCAAGGAGTGGTTGGAATACCTTAGGCGTCTCTACCCTGAGTGTGGTCATGCCTAGCCCGTCTTAGCTGGGGGAATAATCTCGACATCGGATGGCTCTAGTGTTTCCGCCGTTTTCTCTGATTTGTTAGCATTATCTGCTACACCGTTAGCATAATCGGCTATCTCCCCCCCCATGGGTTTAGCATAATCGGCTAACAGGTGTTGCTGTTCTGCAACTAATTCAGGCGCTCCTGGGGCTTTTCCTTCAATCACAACATGCTCGATCTTAGTCACCTGTAGGCTGATATCGGTCTTAACGTCATGCTGTACACGGTCGTGGAGCTTTACGTTGAGCTTGCTGGCGAACCACTTGCGGCTGTCGACCATGATCCGCTTATGCTCAGGGGCTAAGTCGGGATTGTCAGCAATATCAAGGGTTTCCTCGGCTAACAGCCAGCCCCGTTCTTCCCGAGCACGCGCGTAACCATCCGCATATTTCTCGCTATTCACTATATCCCAAGCGGTTGCATACCTCATCTTAATAGTCTTAGCGGCTTTTGTGAGAGACTGTCCTTGTTTCCCTATGGCATCTAATAGCTTTATAGCTTTCTCGTGCCGTTCTGCTTTTTGCTTACGTGATAGAGGCATTGGATTAGGGCTTACTGTTTGTCTATGTCGGAGGGTTTGGTCGTTTAATGCACATAGTCGTTGTTTAGGCGGTGATAGTTGTTTTCCTGAACAGTTATGCGCTGTGTGATTGTCTCGCCGGTTGAGAGGGTAGCCCTGATATCGACATAACCAGACCCAGCCGGGCCGGTCACTGATAGCGTAACATCGTTAGTAGCGATGACTGGTGTGGTCGTGGTCACAGTGCTTTTGATGATCTCAGCAAGGGTAATTGTGTCCCCAGTCGTGATAAAATCACTAAAATCGAGTTTAACAGGCTTAACCTGCCCACTTGTCAGGAATAAACGTAAGGCTGAGCCACATTGCTCCATGACATTGGAGACCTTGTCTCCGTTTTCCATAATTCTAGCGCGAGCTGTCATGGTATCATCCTGTTAATCATAGCTCGCCCGCTCAGGTAATTCTGAAAGTCAGCATGGCGCTCGAAATCAAATTCACAAAGCCCTGGCCGCCCAATGGCAGCGTGACAAACACCCAGATCGTGAAAGGCCGTTGCTCTAGTCATCGCTAAACCTCCTAAAAAAAACCGAGCCGGGGGTAAGCCCGACCCGGTTCTCACACAAGGAAACCATGTTTGCGAACCACCACAGACAGGACCGGGAAAGGATTAAAAACCCGATAAGCCAATAATAACACTGATTTCCGCACAATTACCAACAAAAACCTTTCCCCACCCGATAAAACCTGTTGACACCGCACGATATAAGGTGCATATATAGCTCAAGGACGAACCACAAAGGAAAGCCAATGACAAACCGAATTACAAAAGCACACCTAGAAAACCTCGTAGCCCGCATCAATGATCGCGCCGGGATGGAAGCTGAGCCATACCGCAAAGACCCGGAAACCGGACGATATAAGCCAAACGCCGGTGTCTATCTTCTTGATTGGGCTTATGGCGGCGTTAAGCTGGCCAGAATGAGCTTGGACGAAGGATGCACCGGACAATCTAACCCTATTCAAATGGGTTATGAAACCAAGCGCATTGCCAGCGACATGATCTACGCCTTTTTAATGGGGATGGAAAACGCAGCATGATTGACACCCTCAAAGATTTAGCCGCCCTAGCAGCAACCTTCACCCTCATCTATGTAGTAATCATATTTGCCGCCGCCTTTGCCTAAACCATTGTAACAAAAGGAAAAACCATGACCACATTTAGACACGCCTACCAGAGAGCCCAAAGGCTATCACGCAAAAAATCAACACCTCATATCGTGGTGAATGACGATCTAGGCGGCTATAAATCCGTGACCCTGGAAGAATACCAAGGCGACAAAAACAAGATCATGGCCCAATTTGACCAGGACGGGGAGCAAAGCCAGTGAGCAAGTGTTTTCATTGTGGGAAAAAATGCAAAAACCTCAAAGCGCACACCGAGGCAAAGCATCCCGATAAACCCGTTAAGGCTCGCCCACAACACCGCGAAAGCCGAGGCGGCTCTATAGCCTCTCAGGTCCTAGACGCTCAGTTACGTGCGGAAATGGGCTGCCCTGAGAAGCACGACGAGCAAATTTTGGCGGGGTTTGAAGAATGACCGGCCCGAAAACGTATACGGACAGCAAGGGACGCAAGCGCCCCCTAATCAAACACACACACAAACCAATCCTTAAGGATGGCTCTAGGTGCATAGCAACATCAAAAACAACTAACGAGAGATGTAGGGCGGCCCACTCTAAAAATAAGCTCTTTTGCCCACGTCACGCATAATCAACGCTAAGGCCCCAAATTTGACCGCTGGTAGTTTCAGGCTAGTAGCGGTCATTTTTTTGTCTAATCATCATTGGCGGGCGAATTTACCCCCTCCACGTCGCTGCTATTGAGCGCGGACACGAGACAAATCATATTTTCAACGTCGGCAGCCTCAACGGTGATCCGCTTGAATTGCCGATCGTTCTTGATGATCCCGTTTTTCTCCAAAGCATCCAGAACCGGTTTCAGCGTGTTATCCAGATCGCCGCGGTATTTTTTCGTCACGAAAAGGTGGAGCGACAGCTCAGAAATAAGCGGTTTTTTGATCCGCTTAGCTGCATTGATGCGCCACCCCGCCTCGGTAGACCAATCTCGATAAGCCTTTGTTTTTACACGACCTCTACCTGGTACATTGGCAAAGGCGTTGTTAAGGCTTAGCGGGTAGGGGAGATTAAACCTCATGATGTGCGCCCCGCAAAACAGGTCCAGTATCCCTTGCCGTAAACATCATCGAGAGCCCCTGAAAACCTGGTGTGGATCATATCAGCCTTAGTCGCAGAACCTCCAGGGTCTACAACCCAGGTCTCGCCAACTAATTTAGGCGGGTTTGCCCCGAAAAAACTAGCATACGGCCCGTTTCCAACACGCTTCAACAGGGATTGGGCCTTGTCAGCTGCCATTGGGTTTTTAGGCATTTCGAACTGAATTGATTTTTGGTCAGATCTGATTTTATTACCCCAGGACTTATGCCGGCGGCACCAAGTTTGCCAGGTTCTATCCCAATCCAGCTTTTTGCCTTGAGGTGATGAAATCGACCAATCGACCATATCCTGAAACTGGCCTTCGATCTCAGCGAGCGAGAGCCCACCGTTTTGAGCGTATTCTTTCCAATCATCCGGAAGCTGAAAATCTTTAGACAAACGAGAGGCGCGTTTAGCGCCCTCTTTCTTTTCTTTCTTATAGTTATGGTTATGGTTATGGTTATGGTTAGCATTCCCTTCGCATTGCGTAATTACTGCGTCCGCATCACCATCACCATGCCAGCGCTTATGCGCCGCTTCACGTGCTTTTTTTGATTTTAACTCTGATTTTTGGAAGGTTTCGAGCAACCTTTTTTGCACCCATCCATCCTCAGTTTCGGTCAAAAATTCTAGCAATTCTTCAAAATCATTATGCGATAAACCGGACCACCTGGCGAGACGTTTTCCGCTCTTTTCAGGCTTTGCGCCCTCACGCCACCATCGAAACAGCAGCCGACAATAAGCACCAAACAATTCATTTGGTAAGTCTCCAACGTCGGCCAGGAGCGCATCGGTCGCGACCGGCATAAATGGTAATTCAGCCATTGGCTTTGTTTTCCTTGTCTAAAATGGGGTTTATCTTGGCATCGAAATCACGCTCACATTGTCCAGTGTGCATAATCCGCTCAATCCAACGTCCTCGCCACGGAATATACTTGATTGTCCATGCTGCGCCGCCGCCAAACTTTGTGCAGGCGCAGCATGGGCTAGGTATATCAGCCCCTCGATTGGTTATCTCTTTACGGCGAGCCATTTAAGGGGCCTTGCTCACTCCGTCGCCGATGATTTTTCTTGCTGTTGTCGGTGATATACCAAAGCGCTCGCAAATATCTGAAACTGGGAGCTTTTCTTTAACGCGGAGGGTGATGATTTTTGCGTTTCTTGCGTCTAATTTTGCTGTATTTCGGGTGGCTCGAAGCGCCGCGACCTCTCCGCGCTGCATTTTAACGTGCTCCCTAATTCTGGCTTTTACCTCCGTCATTGTGTCAGGTGGCCGCTTGAGGCCATAAACTGACCAAATGCAAAAGCCCTCGCCCCATTCTTTCGCCAAATCATCGCAAACATCTTGCAATATCAGCGCGTATGGGTGCGCGATTTTTTGGCTCACATAGCCTGGAATGCGCTCAGCAACGGAATAAATAACCGTTGTGTGGTCGCGTTTGTATTCTTTCCCCAACTTTGTTGACGACATAAAAACACCGCCTCGCTTGGCTGCTGGGTGGGCTCTCATCAACCAAAAGCAAAACTGACGGGCAGTTGTGTATGGCATTCGGTGGGTTGCGGTTCTTATGCTTTCCGGCGTTAGCTCGAATGGCTTCAGCGCCACTCCACAAGGGTTATGCGTCACCTTGTTAAGGTGTTTGCAGACGAACCTCTCAACGTCAATTCTGAATTGCTCTTGTCTATCCATGGTTTAATCCTTTGTGGTTTAAAAAAAAGCGGCCCGGCGCGGGGGATACAGTGGGGTTCGCGCCAGGCCTTAACCGCCCGTCGGGGAGGCGGTATTACAAAAGCACTTCTTCAAGCGCTATCAATACTTTTAGTGTAGGGTTCCAATCCTCGCGATCCATGCTTTGAAGGGTGGATGGCGGGATACCGGCCAAGATTGCAAGACGACGAACGGAAAGAGATTTCTTCTTTCGCTCGTACTTTAAGCACTCGGCTCTATTGCTGAAATTTTTCATGTTTACCAGTAAGCACGATAGTACATGAAGGTCAATAGCATAAACGGCTAAATGTTCTTTTTTCACGAAAAACCGTTGACTTCTCTATTTTCTCATGAAATAAGGTTATCTCACAAGGAATTAAGAAGGATTTTAAACAATGATCAAGTACACCGATAAGGCTGGCGATAGCGCTTACCCAAGCCAGCAAATGCGATTTGCAATTCAAGACATAGCCGCCGGTATGACCGAGTTTGAAATGCAGTTTGAGGGTGGCAGCCACCTTGAGCTAGAGCGTCATCACACAATGCTAACACGGCTAAAAAGCGCCAAGGATCATATAGCTAGTGCTGAGATGGCCATTTGCAAAAAAATCGCTGAATTGCATAAGGCAAAAGAAAGTGCCTGATATTTCAAAACCCCGCACCGCCTGGGATAAGGCTTTCGAAGCGCAAGAGGCTCGCAATAATGAGCTTCAAGACGCATTGAAGGACACCGCAAAGGACACCGTAAGGCAGGTGATGAAAGCCGCGAGCGACCTTAATTTTGACGTTGACGGAACATTCGAGCGCACCACCAAGCGCACCGGCGTCAAGGTTGAAACCCTATTTCAAGAACACGTTTTGGAATTGTTGGCCGACTTTTTCCACATTCCAGACCCCGCGACCCGCGCAGACAATGAAACCGGCGATACTCGATTTTAATAAGGAAAAACAATGACAGCTAAAAAAGACGTAACCGTAATCACACCGGAGAGCGCCGAGCTTTCGCCAATGGCGGTTATCTCCAGCGCGATAGCGAGCGGCGCAAGCCCTGAGACCTTGGGGCAGCTCCTAACCCTTCAAGAGCGTCACAGTGAAAACGAGGCGCGCAAGGCCTTCGATGAGGCTATGGCCGAATTGCGCGGGCAGCTCCGCCCGATCATCAAAACCCGCCAAGGGCACAACAATAAATATGAGGATATAGTCGATATTTCCTCTGCGGTTGATCCACTTTTAACTGATTTGGGCCTTTCTTATCGCTGGTCAGTCGCAGACGGCGAAGGTGGCCGCGTAAAGGTCACTTGCAAGGTGACGCATCGCGACGGGCACCGCGAAGAAACGACCATGAGCGCGCCGCCCGATGGTTCTGGAAACAAGAACGCAATCCAGGCCGTTGGCTCAACTACGACTTACCTGCAGCGCTACACGCTAAAGGCGGCCCTTGGCCTATCGGTCACGACCGACGACGACGGGCGCGCGGCTGGCGGCGGTGTAGACCCCGAGGAAGAAGCCGCGCCGATCGTGGAAATGATTGACAAAGCAAAGCGGGAGGAAATGGACGGCTTAAACGCGAAAATCAGCGCCGAGGCGAAAAAGATAAAACTGTCCGGCAAAGGTTTTGCGGTCGTTAAGGCGGCCTATGCCGCAAAAATGAAAAAGGTGTCCGATGCTGGATAACATTGAACAAAATAGCGACGAATGGCTTGAGCTAAAGGCGGGCAAATTCTCCGCATCACGCGCTAAGGATTTAATGGCAAAAGGTCAGGGTGGTGCTCCATCCAAGACGCGCGCCAACCTTATCGCCTCACTCGCCGTTGAACGAATGACCGGCAAATATTCGGAAGGGTTCAAGAGTTGGGAAATGGAGCGTGGCAACGAAGTCGAGGATGAGGCGGCGGACGCCTATACATTCTTGCGCGGCGTTGTGCTTGAAAAGGTTGCATTTGTCCCGCACCCGAAAATCAAGAATTGCGGCGCATCCCCCGACCGCCTTGTAGGTGATGATGGGCTTGCCGAGTTTAAGTGCCCGTCAGCGTCCGCGCGCCATGGCGATGCTTTGTTGCGTGGTAGTCATGGGGTTGAGCATAATAAGCAGGCTCAATTCCAAATGATGTGTACGGGCCGCAAATGGGTTGATGTTGTCAGCTATTGCCCCTCATTCCCCGAAGGCCTTGAGCTGGCTATCGTCCGCCTGGAGCGCGATGAAAAAATGATTGGCCTAATGGAGCAAGAGATTGAAAAGGCGGAGGTCGAGGTTTTGGAGATGATGGAAAAATTCAAAGCCATACAAGCCAAAGGTATAAAGTAATGGCAAATCGCTTTGTTGAAAACGAATACGACCGCAAAAACTTGCAGAAGTTTATCGCCGATCACGATATGCCGTTCTCCGCAACCATCACCAAGGGCCACAAGCGCAGCCTACAGCAAAACCGATTGCAACGCTTATGGGTTAAGGAAATTACAGAACAACACGAAGGACAAACCACTGAGGAGGTGCGCGGCTTTTGTAAGTTAATGTTTGCCGTTCCGATCCTTCGCGCTGAAAATGAAGGCTTCCGCGCTCAATACGATAAGCACGTCAAACCGCTACCCTATGAGCAAAAGGTCGCGCTTATGATGGAGCCACTTGATATGCCGGTCACTAGGTTAATGACGACCAAGCAAAAGAAAGCGTATCTCGATAATATGCAACAACATTTTCTGGAGCTTGGCGTTAAACTGATAAACCCCGACGACCTGGGGCGTGGCTATGAGTGAGCGCCTAAGGTTAGACAAGCGCCGCATTTTTACCGCTCGCCAAAAGGCGCAGATATTCAAGCGGGCCAATGGCGATTGCGAGCTTTGCGGCAAGTCAATAACCGGAAAATGGATTGCCGGACACATCAAGGCTCACTCTCTTGGCGGGTTGACTAAGATTGATAACGGTCGCGTCGAGGGCGTTGATTGCGGTTGCGCCAAGGTAACACACGCGAAAGACACAAAAGATGCTGCAAAAGCCGAGCGCCAATCAGGCCGCAAAGGCCAGTATGCGCGACGCATGAAGCGCGGAGGCTCATCCATTAAGGGGCCATCGAAGGAGCAACGAAAAACCGCATACGAACGAATGAAAGCGTTAATAAAGAAAGCAAGGAAAAAATGACCAAAAAACTAACATGCAGAATTGAGCAAATTTTATATAACGGGCCAGTGGAATACGCCTATGATTTTCTATGGGTTGTTCGGGATGAGGAAGGAAAGCCCGTCTCAAGTGGCGAAAGCAGCTCCCCAGGCTGGTCCAAAAGGGATTGCGAACGCGGGCTTGATGAAAAATTCCCCGAAGGTTTTGAAGTTGAAAAACACATAGAAAATCAAGATGAGTGGCCGGAGGTTCACGACGTTGGCGGTTGGGAGGCTTATGGGGGTATCGTTGTACAAAGCGGCGGCAATCGCCCGCCGTGGCCGGATGACGTTGAAGCGATGCGCGGCGGCAAGCTCAGTATGCATATCGTGGTGCAGCCATGACCGTAACCAAAGAACAGCTTGAACGGTTAAGAAAGGCAAAAGACCCCTTAGCGGGAACGGGCCTTGAGTTAGAGCCAATTTTCACGCCAGTACGAATAGATGACCTCACCGCCCTAATCGCAGCATACGAAGCAATGGAGGCAAGGCCGATTGCGGAACACGATAAAGACGGCTCTTGGGTTTTGGCGCACTGGCAGCATGAATGGCGCTGGGCTAGGTGGCTCGACAATTCCAAGTCAGATATTCCGTGGACGGGTTGGCGCGTTCCATCAATGGAACCGCACCCGCGCGGAGCAAAGTCACCAACCCACTTCATCCCCCTGTCCGCACTACCAAAGCCGGAGGGTGAATGATGGCTACTAAACGTTACGAGGTTGCTTACAGCGCCACAGATGGAAACCTTCACTGGTTTCGAGTGGGACAAAACTGCACCGAAATTTCTGCATACGAGTGGGGCGACAGCGAAAGCCCTAGCTGGATCGAGATTACAGTGAAAAATGGCGAGGACATTTTGTTTGAGGCACCAATGCACAAGATCGATCATGTAATTTGGAGGGATGAACAATGACCCTATCTGACCTCATCACAAAGCTGGAGAATGCAGACGGGCCTGATAGGGAAATAGACCTAGAGATATACCGGCTAAAAATTGATCCCGATGCAAAATGGTTTGGCCCGAAAACCGCAGGTCATGTGACCGATCCTAATGCAGAGGATTATTGCAAACCCTTACCTCGTTACACAGAGTCAATCGACGCAGCGATAACGTCTATTCCTGAGGGTTCAGAGTATTATCGGGCGCACATTAATACTGTCTCTCTGTGGTGCCACGCAGAGGTTGTCTACGAAAGTGAGTCTTGGACTAAAGATGTTGATAATTTTTATAGCTCTCACAAGAGCACAGCAATAGCCCTCTGCATTGCAGCCCTAAAGGCTCATGAAGCAAGGGAGGATAAGTAAAATGCTGCGTGTCACTAAAGTTGTAACGCAAGAGGTTCAAGTGGATTGCCCATTGCTGCCAAACTACATTCTGGCAACAAGCCGCAATCATAAATTCCATATTAGCGATTTAAGTGATGACGAGTTGCAGTCCATCGGTGAAATGTGGACGGAAGCCTTGATTGCGAAAGCACAGGAAGCGCGAGCAAGAAAGGACACCAGCCAATGACCAAAGCTGAATTGATAGAGAGGATGGCGACCGCTTCTTGGGACTGCTTCCGGAGCGAACTAAAAACAAATGCAGCTATGAAGCTGAGCGCATTCGATAAGCTGCTGGATAGAGAGCGCAGTACATATAAAAGGCAAATTTGCGCCGCCCTCAAAGCAATAGACGAAGCTGGTTTTACAATCGTTCCGAAAGAACCGACTGATAAAAGGAAAAACAATGAGCCGATCAACAATGACTAACGAACGGGCAGCGGATTTGCGCAAGCTATTGGTTGCAAGAAACCCTCAGAGTAAAGACGAAAAGCAGATCCATACGGATATTTTCGACCTACTAGAGGAGCGCGCGCAATGTCAAATGACTATTTCTGACCTTCAGGCTATTGCGGATGGCGCGTCCTCTACAATGGAGCAAATAATGCCGCGCATAGACCTAATGGCAAAAGCGCTAGAGGCCGCAAACGCCGCTCTTACGCAAATCTCAAGTCAAACCGATGACCAAGAGATTAAAAAAATGATTGAGGATTATTTCTCGGCGCTTATTGGCGTTAACGTTACGGCCAACGATTAGCGTTACATAATTACACTACCCGTTGCGTCGGGGGCGGTCTATAATACCCGATTATCAAATAAAGCCTACAAATGAAGGGACTACAAAATGAAACTCACAGTATTAGCTTGCCTTGGTGCCGCATTGGCGCTTGTGTCAGGACCGGCCTATGCGCTTGACCTATCCGGCGGTGCGTCCGCCACAAGCGAGAACGTATGGCGAGGTTATTCAGTCTCAGGCGGCGAGCCTGGGTTCAACGCAAACATCCACGCCAGCGAAGGTATCTTTTATGTTAACCTTAGCGGTCAAACACGGTCGCAGCTTGCGTCGTTCACGTCATTCGATATGACTTCGACGCTTGGGGTACGCACTGAATTGATCGACGGCGTGACCGTTGATGGCGGTGTTTCATACTCGAAATTCTTTGGCTCATTCATTCCTGGTACTGACTTTCTGGAAATGCATCTTGGAGCGGAAGTGGAAACCGGCCTTGTTGATGTTGCCGTAACTGGGCGTTTCTCGCCTGACTACATTTTTAGCACTGGTGACAACTGGCGCGTTGAGGGTGTTGTATCCCGTGACTTTGACGGTCCACTAGAGACAACAATCACACCATTTGCGAAGGCCGCTCACAATACCGGCGCTGCAAATTATCAGGACTTTGGCGCGGGTTTGCGCGTCTCAAAAGGTCCGATCTATTTGCAGGGTGAATACTCAGACACAAAAGGCCTGGGCCTGGGTGGTTTTGCTGCGGTATTTGCTGACGCTCGCGCCGTCGTGTCTCTTGGCGTTGAGCTTTAAGGCTTAACGCTATGTTGCCCCAGTTTATCAATCCAACAACCGGGTGGGCTGGGGTAGCATGAAATTCAAATACAAGGACGCCATTTTATACACAACCGAGGATAGTGTAATGCAGATACCACCAGACTACGAGGGCTTTGCCAAGCAGCTACTTAGAAACTTCTTCCCTGACGCTCACGACATTAGCGGTGCGGATTTTCAAGACACCGCAGAGGCGTTCGGGATAATAAAGCCCGTCCCATACGACCGCAAGAAACACGGCAACGGACCCGGCGATGATTTCGACTTACCAGAGGGCGAAAATATTTTCGTCCCCAACTACTGAGCGCTGCGCCATGAGCAACATACCACTTGCACGAGAGCGGCTTGAAGAATTAGCCAACAAAAACCCTGAATTTGCGCACGAAATTGATGACATTATCGGCTTGCTGCACCGCAAACCCCCGGTAAGGAAGGCGGCAGCGCAGAGCCAAGCAATGACTTGTGAGTTAGCGAAAGAGATACGCGCTTACGCAAACAAATTCCCCACACTCGGCTATCGGCAGATAGGTGCAAAATTCAATGTTAGCATCGGTCGGGTGTCAGAAGCGTTAAATTTTAAGGAATTGACCAATGGGTAAGCTCGTTCAATCATGGTTATGCTACATAAGGCTTCATGCTTGGGGTGATTGGATGGGCGTTTATGTCACTCCAACACACGCGGCAAACTATACGCAACGCACTTGTCAGTGCTGTGCGGCAATCCAAGGAAAGAGGATGCAATAAGCGGTCCTCTTACGTTGTGGCCTTTAGAGCGGCGATGCAAATTGCAATAGAGGCAGAGCCTTTGTGGCCCGCGTGAGTTAATCCGCCACAAAAGCCCTGATCGCCCATTGGCCTTATTATTTGTGCAAATGGCCCATCCTCCATATCACACACGCTCCATAAAGAGCCTTTAGGGATTAGCGTTATGGCGGCGTCTATTGATTTTGTGAATGGTTTTGGTTGGTAACTATCATCAAAGGTGGCCGTTCCATAACGCCAAGACAAATTTTTATGCCAAGTATATTCACCAGTTTTTTGCCAATCGCTGCCGCTTGGGATTAAACCCATCTGCTTTGCTATTTTAGCATCAAGCGCGATGTTCGCGGTGTCGGTGTTTTCTAGCGCGTCTATTAGCTCGTCCTTGTCCATATATAATACGGTCCTAAGATGTCTTGTGTCTAATCGCGCGCAAGTCTTCGCGAAATTCGTCTTCAATCAACTCCTTCAACGGTAGCTTTCGAAGCTGCTCACCAAGTTTTTTGGCGGCGCTTGCCGCGTATTTAAATGCGTTTTCAGCCATATTTCACAGTCCTCAATCATTTATAATTTCGTTCTTGAATAAGTGCAGCCCTAAGGCGGCTCTTGCCATCTCTTCCCAGGACAACCCGCCACGCGCAGCCAATGTTTCAAGCGATTGGCTGTGATTGCGTTCGGCGGTTTTTCTCAACTTCTCAGCGGCCTCCCAAGGTATAGACCCGCCCCGTTTTCCCTCGTCAGGATGAATTGGAAACCTCTTGTTTTCAGCCATCAATGGGTCCTTTATAGATTAGCGGTTTCTAGTGTCAGCGGCCCACCAATCAGGCTTGCGTCTGGCTTGATGACGATTTGCTTGATCGCGTAAAAATTGGGGCCGCGCTCCACGATTTCTTGCAATTCTTCAATTTCATCGACAGCGTGCCAAACAGGCTCGTCACCGTCGTTTGACGCATAGATGATTTCAACTTGCCAGCGCTTCTTATCCATCGGCTTAGAGTCCTCTTGCTACGCTTTGTTCCCGAGCTTCCGGGCCTTGGCCTTACGGCTCACCGTTGCCTCTGAAACATTCCACTTCGACGCCATCTGCGGAATGCTGACAGCATCATCTTTCCAGTCGCGGTCGAATTGTGCCCATTGGGCTTTGTCCAAATCGCCAAGGGCTTTTGGCCGACCGCCACGGTTTTTCTTTCTGCCTTCCGATGCCCGGGCATTCGCTGTTTGCGCGTGTCGCTTATCCCGGGAGAGGGCCTTAGCAATTCTTGCATGGCTTTCGTTGCCAGTAAAATTCTCATCCATATCAATCACATAAACGCTTGCGCTTTGCGCTGTCACTGCTGCTAGTACCGAAAACAGATCGCCAGCATCCTTTGCTAAATGCAGGGCAGAGTAGGCGCACAGTTCGTCCCCGGGCCGGAGAACGTCGATCAACTCGGTGCGCTCTAGCCGTGGGTCTTCCTCGGGCTTTGGTTTCCGTTTCCAAACCTTTTCGCTGAAAACCTTGGCGGCACCAATGTCCCCCAACGCTTCGAGCTGTTCGGTCTCGGACGCGCCCGATTTGATTTTTATCGTATATCCAATTCGCATTTTTCACGCCATCATAACTAGAACAGGTATTGACTTTTGACAAGAGGTTTTGATAAGTAGTTAAGACAAGAGGTTTAGCCCCTTATGGGTCGAGTCGAAAGAATACCCAGAGAGGGCGGTCCGGTACGGCCTGCGAGCCCCCGGCGCGAAAAGCACCCGCAAGGGAGATGCTAACGCTGAGCACAAATGCAGCCTGTATTGTTCGGTGTGAACATTGGGCTGGCTTGCAACAAGGGGTGAAGAGCCCGCCGCCCGCACGTTATGGAGCCCGTATCATGGAACCACAGTATGCAATCCTAATGGCAATTGGCGCTATCGGCGCGGGCGGTTCGCTTTTGGCTTCCGCAGAGCACGAATGTGAAGGCGCAAAACGCCAATATGCCCACCTCTCAATCACGTTTGTTTTAGTCGCGGTTATTGGTGCCGCGCTGGCGTCATAGGAGCCCCGCACGATGAGACATAAAATCTTATGCTTTTTCGGATTGCACGATTGGCAAATGTCTAGGTTTCAGTTTCAAAATTTGAGCGCATACGAGCGCGGCCAACGTGATGTAACTTTTCGGTGCGCCAAGTGCTGGAAAGCCAGAGTAAAACAAGAAAGCATTTGAGGCCGCTATGAATTTGAAACGCAAGTTCGATGAGTTCCGCTACTGGCTCGCCTGCCGTATTTCGCCATGGGTGGGAGACGTAGATTATCGCTTCTCATGCGTTCTTTGCGAGGTGACGCATGGGATGTCGAAAACGAACTACACACTGGATGCGATGTTGTCAGAGATTAGGCAAAAGCGCACCGACGATTTTGATATGGAGCTAGATGACTATCTAGCAGATTACGAAGACGAGGAAATATTGCAGCGCGCCAAAGAGGTGCGTGAACGCGCCTTAAGAAGGCGGCCAGCCGCATAATCAATGGAGCCCCGTATGAAAATGAAACCAGTTATGATTGGCGGTGGCGTTCAGAGCCTTGGTAATGTCGCAGTGTCGTTGAATACGGGCTTGGCACTTAGGGGTAAAAAAGCACCGTTAAACCCCTCGTCGGGCAACCGGCCCGCCAATCATAACTGGAAAACACAATAGAGGCCGGATAAAAATGACTGAAGAAACCACAAGAATTGTAGTCTGCGCGGCGGTCCGTGAGCCGGGTAGCCATTTGATTTTCTGCGGCCCGCGCCATTTCGATGCGACCATGCACAAGCAAATCCAAGCCGCAGGTATGGTCGGAAAGAGCATCACGTTTGACCAAGGGTTCATTGATCAACACGGTGTCTACATGGATCGCGAAGAAGCGATGAATGTCGCTTTGAAAGCTCGCCAATTTATCGACTTTCGGGAGGGGTGTGGCGGAGATTTCCGCACGCTCTATTCCGAAGGCTTATATTAGTCAGTAGAGGCCCCCGCAATGAAAGATGAACCATCCCGCCTTCATTTTGGACAGTTGGCCACACTTTTCGCAGATATTGATGACGAGCTTTCAAACATCATTGAGGAAGAAAACCAGCCCGCAACCGTTGCTGATTTACGGCGAAGGATTGGCATAATGAAACGGACGCTGGATGCCACGAAACTGACCGGTGTAAATTTATAAAATGGAGCCCCATCGCATGACAATGATGACGCAAGAACAGTTACAGCACGAATACACCAAACAGCTTGAGCGATTGGTGATTGATGCACTCAAGAATATGCACGATCCAGATTTCAGCCTAGACGATAGTGATGACTGGATTTACGCCGCCAAAAGACAGCTAAGAATATGCTCCGGCGCGAGGGTCACAAAAGAAGATATTTCCGCATTAATCAAAGACAACGTTTGAGGCCCGTATGAAGCAGCAAGATAAAGCAGACGAAAAGCCAGTGGCCGACAGCCTTGAGGCGTTCAATAATATCCTCGCAGTTATGCAAACGCTCGACCCTGAGCAGCAAAAGCGCGTCTTGGTTTCAGCGGCGATTTTTCTGAAAATTCAACCTGCCGATTACGGCATTTGAGGCCCGCAATATGACAGAGCAAGAATATCATAAAGTCGAAAAGGCAACGCTTCTAACGGCGGCAGCTTCGATGGTTAAAATTGCGAACGAGAATGGCGACGACGGGGAGTTGGACGTGTTGCGTTCCAGCCTAATGCGTAAGGCTGAGTTACTGACGGAAAAGTCCATAGATTAAATCAACTATAGAGGCCCGTCAACAGTGGCTATCGATATGATCGACAAGCCGACTATGCTTTAGGTCGCGCAATTCTACCTCAACCATGAGATAGCGGATATAAGCTTTCCACAAAACAACGTCAGTTGTCATTGGGGGTGCCGCTGGCGGGTTGCGCTTCACCGTCAACTCCGCCGCCGGAGAGCAATCTGTCTTCAAAAATCTCGTAGTGAACGTCTCGCAACTCGATAGCGTCACGCTCAATAATGCAATTCCTACCAGTCGGTATCTCAGCATTTTGTCTATTCCTTAATAGCGCCAATAGATCCGCATTGCGCCCCATAACAGCCGCTACATCGTCCTGGGCGGCGATGCGCTGCGCTTCCATGCTGCGCGTCGTTTCTTCTATCGCGTCCTCCACGGCCTGCGCTTCGCGTTTGAGAGCCTTATTCTCAGCCCGATCGTGACCGGCACGGAAGCTGGCAACGGAAGAAGCAAGCACAAGAGCGCCGCAGCCTATCAATATTGCCTTTGTTCCGATCATTCCTCTGCCACGCGCAATTCAGCAATGATTGCCTCTAATTCGGCGACCCTCGCCTCAAGCGAGGCGATACGCAACTCTAGCGCTGCGCTCCGCGCCTCTATTTTGGAAATCTCCGCAACCAATGGGGAATGTCCAGGCTTGTCAAAATGATCCGATATGCGCGCATTGATAGCGTCAAAAGAAACCTCTGTTTCTATGTTGTCTCTAATCGCATCCGCGCCAGAGTATCGATCCGAGCCAAAGTTTAGAGCAACAACAACGATAATAAGCATTGCTCCGAGTATCATCGCAGCAAGGATTGTTTGCCAACGAGTTTCATTCATCACTTTCCGCCTTTACTTATAACACCAGCCAGCCAGGCCGCGATATTCCAGTCATACTTTTTTAGGGACATAATGGTCCCCGTGCCACCTAATGATATGGCAAACCCCATGATGGCACCAGCGCCCTTCAGGGGTATGTTGGCCTCGGCAAACATGCCAAAAATTACGCCAGTAAACAATCCGGATGCAAACCAAAATATAAAGTCACCTGTTGAGAGTTCTTGTTCTTTGCTCTGAAGGTATGCGCCAAAAAATGCCCCAACCATAGAGCATAGGACGGTGACAACAAAAACGGGATCAAAAACGGTTGATACTATCACAACAAAAAGACCAGAGGCGTTCCCGGCTACAGTTGTGCTTGGTCCTGTGTTCATAACAAAATCCGATCTCGAATTATCATTTGTTTTTTTTCTTCATCATTTTATCCCAAGCCTTTATCAGAACGCCAACCGCCGGGTAGCAAAATGCCGCTAAAAGTACCGCCGCCACTGAAACTATGAACAAACCTATCCAGTACTCTATTCCTGTCATGTTTGCCCGCCCAAACTCCAACATTGTTTATCGCAATTGATATTGCGTACAAAATATTTAAGCTTAAGATGTAATAAAACGAATGCCACTCTGTTACGTACATTTTAAAGTGTATCACACCCATTCCAAAATGGGTTAACACGCAAAAAGCGGCCCATGCAGCTTTATATCTCATAGCAATATAAAGAAATGCCCCGCCAAGAATAACGTCAACGCCAGCATACGTCACAACCCCCTCTGGCTGAGCAAACATATCACCCATGCTGTTAGTGATCACCCATTCAATAAGAAAAATAAAAGTTCCAAATAAAAGGGGCTTATTTCTTGTGTCTCGAAATGGGACCGCAGCGTAGGATGTGGACAAGACGCACCACGCAAGGAACGTCTCAGCCCATCCGTTCCACATCAAAACGTCAACTAACCACCCTGGCATTTATTCCTCGTCTGGCTTTTCAGTACCGCCTGTTAACGGCTGGATGCCGCCAGAATTACAAAGCGTTTCAGCGCAATCGTGAAAATCTTTCATTGCAGCACGGACGGCGCGAGCTTTTTCATCAAGCGTCGCGCATTGCTCTCCGGAAACACCAACGGTGTCACGCGCAAGCGCGCAAACTCTCCGAACCGTTTTCCGCAAATCTCTTTCGCGAAGCAGTAATTCAGTCTGTCCACGAATTACTGCTTCATCCGTTAGAATTTCAGCCATATCGATAGTCTCCTAAAAAAACAAAAAGCCGAGCGCAAAACAGCCGGCACCATAGCAACCCATAGTGATGGGGCGCGTTTTCCAGAAAGTAAAAAAGCCTTTTACCTTATCTTTAAGCCAGTCACTCATATCAACCTCCTATTTTGGATCATACTCAACATGATAATGAATATTGTTGCCTTCGCCGTGAAGTATAACATCAAATTTGCGGCCACAAACATTGCTAATCTCTTGTAATATCAGCCTTTTTAGGCGTGGGCTTTCGATGTGCTTTGCGCGCCAATCGTAGGCCTTGCCCTCATGATGCCATGAAAACCGACCACCTGGCGCGCGTCTCGCGGAAGTAATAACCGCATCGAGGCCATGCTTGGCAAAAATCGCTGCAATCGGCCTCGCTTTTTTCCATAGACGATGATCTAATCCAGACATATCAACGCCGTTTTTAATTTTAATCATGTTCCGTCACCTCTCCCAAAGTCTCTAATTTTCTGCACTTCCAAGGTTGCCGCATTTTGCCACCAATCTGTAGCCCATGGCTCGCCGATTGATTTGGTGTATTGCCCGCCATAGACACAAAGAATTGTATCTGATTGCTCGGCAATGCGCTTATCCCAACCGTCTTGAATGATATCAGCCCGGCGCTGACCCTTGGACGCCGCGACGGTCCACTCTGAGAAAGTCTGACCAGCGGAGTTTGTTCTTATGCTGCTACGCAAACCAGAAGATATCACATCAGTATTATCATGATCTCCGTCCTCATACGCACCAGCCCAGTTTCCGCCCTCGGCAGTCACGAGTATTTTTTCTGCAATCTCGCGATCTAATAGATACTTGTTGTTGAATAGGTTAGATGCGCCATTTGTCCAGGCAATGATTTCAGCGTCCAGCTCTGAGCTATCGGCGCTATAACCTACCTTGGTGCCATCGAAGCGATCTAAAAGCTCATCATCGTTGGCGGTATCTGACAACCCAGTTAGGTTGTCTGTGGGTCGATCCCAATAATGCGCGCCCGATGGATAGTAAGCGCCCGCAATGTAAAAGCTTTGCATTTTGGCAGTGGCTTGCGTCGGCGTTAAACCAAACTCATCTTCCCATATAAACCTATGGCCTTGAGCGCTAGAAGCGCCATCGCCAGGGACCGCCATTTGGCAGCCAACAACCCAGCGCAAGTCATACGAAAGAGCACGATCAGACAACTCATCCTCAACATACTTTCGGAATATTGCCGACATAACGCCAGGACCACCGGTAGACTGTCCAAACGCGGTAGACGCACTTGTCGCTATACGCCAGGCATCCCAATCAGCATCGAACGCGGTCGCCGCGCCAACACATATATTGCGGTCTTGCTCAAATCTCTTGGCAGCGTTCCAGGGCTCATTCATCCACTCCAACCAAAGAGCCCGTGATGTCGAGTAACCGGACGCAACAAGCTGATCAACGAACGAATAAGCACATGATTGCCAGCGGTTTGCATCCAAAAACCACGCTTTATTATCCGCCCATAGAGAGCTCCCATCAATCCGGCAAAGATAGTAGGGATTGCCGCCGTCCGTTCCCCAATGGATAACACGGAACGATATATCGAATGTTTCAGACGCCCCGACGCTTGGGGTGTTGGTGCCGTCATAATTGATCCGGTTTGCGGTAATGGTAATGGTCTCTTTTACTTCACCGCTTGTGTGGGTATGTGGTGATCCGCCCTCACGAGGGTTGAATACGCAAACGCCGGATGTTGTGTTAACGCTTATGGTGCCATTTGTCGGGCCGCTAGAGACCGTAACG